CATCTGCAATACCGCAATACTTATACTTAAGAAGATATCTAATGACCTCTTTAACATTTATATTCGCTTTAATCTCGGTTCCAAGATATGGATGTTCCCAATTGATTTTCTTTCCGTATGTCAAAGCCGCAGCGCCAAGAGCAGAACCGCAATCTCCAGGATTTGGCATTATCCATATTTTTTTCCCTAACTTAGCAACTCGGGTGTTAGCAACACAATTTAATGCAACTCCTCCCATCATTACCAGATTTTTATGATGACAATGGTTTTTAACTATTTTAATTATTTCTTCTTCTACTAAAAGCTGAGCGGAGGCAGCTATGTCATTTGGATAACCTTTTAAAACTTTTGGCATGCCTCGATGACAATTGTGATAGTCTAATATTTCTTTATACTCATCATAGTATTTAGGCTCACCATAAGCTGCCATTCCCATAGTAATATATTCATCTTCTTGTGGTTTTAAACCTACGGCCTTTGTTATAGCAGAATAAAACAAACCTATTGAATACGGATACTTTCTACTCCATACTTTTTTCATTCTAGGGTTGTCCCTATTGATCCAGCCTTCCCAGACAGAAACAGTATCCCATTCACCTATTGCATCTATAACTAATATGTTACATTTGTCAAATTTAGAAGTATAAAATCCAGCAGCTGCATGCGATTCATGATGATAATGCGAATGCTCATATTTACTCAGTCTAAAGTCTGCAAGTTCTTTCTGGCCTGAATACCATTGTCTAGAAAATTTTAACCAGTTCTTTTCAAAGAAAGAAACTTTATGAGCTAAGTTTTTAAGGTACTTTTGTTTTGGATGTAACCATCTATCGTTCTTTTTACGTGATAATCTTTCAGCATGAGTGGCACTTAGAATCTCTCCATCTTCTATAAGACAGGCTCCTGCATCGTGGTATCCTTCACTAAGTCCTAAGACAATCATAATTTAACTTTAACGACCTTATAATTAAATTTTTCTTTTCTATATATTTTTAATCTTTCTTCTGCGTGTGTGAGCGCATAATTTTTTCTTGATTTGTGCTGGAGGTTATCTGCAATGTCATAGAGTTTGGTGGTTCTTCCATCTTCTGTCTTACGGAGTCCTCTTCCAATCGATTGTAAAACTCGAATCTGGCTTTTAGACGGCGATGCAAAGACGATGTTGTGGAGATTACGAATATTAATCCCAGTGGAAAAAGTACCCAAGCTAGCCACGATAATAGCATCTTTTTGTCCCTCTGTTATTTTTCTAATAGCTTCTCTATCAGATGTTTCGGTAGCCCCACTAACAAAGAAAACCTTTCTTTCCTCCTTAGCCTTACTATTTATTAAATCAAATAGTACCTTTCCGTGCTTCTCAACAAACTGAAATAAAACAAGTGTATTACCCTTTTGATCTATTGCTAAGTTACGTATAAAGTTATTTCTTTTCTGGCTTCTTATAATTAGATCTATTTCATTCTGATATTTTAACCCTACAGCCATTTTTCTTACATCTTCTTCGTGCTGTAGTTCTACAAGAAATATATCTAAAGGTGCTAACGTATCTTTATCCTGCAAGTCTTTTGTAGAAGTTACTTTCATAACTTTTCCAAATAAACCTTCTAACACTAATTGATGAGTTTGTGTACCGTCCAGAGTTCCAGTTGTTCCAAATCTATATTCAGAAAGTCTTGCTTTATTCATTATGTTAGTCAAAGATTTAGATTTAAATCCATGGCACTCATCACCAAAGGTTATACCAAACTGTTCAAACCAAGTGTATGGAAGTTTGTATATAGACTGCCAAGTGCTAATAAAGATTCTTTCAGATATATTTGTCTTTGGTTTGCCAGAATATATCACATGACATTCTTGTTCTGCTATCCACGATTGGTCATTCGATGAATAGTCTTTAAAATCCCCAAACATTTGTTCTACTAAAGAAGTAGTTGGGACTATTATCAATACTTTTTCATCAAAGTTTTCTAAGTACCACCGCATAAGCACATATATTATTAATGACTTACCAGATCCGGTAGGTGATAACATGACAGATCTTTTTCTTTTAATACTCTCGCATATCGCATTAAACTGATAGTCTCTTATTTCTATAGGTTGACCGCCATTATGTAGATCTAGACTCTTTATAAAGGTCATGATTTCACTAGCATCAACGTCGTTAAATGATTCTGGAGGACCATAATCACTATCCTCATAGTCTATATTATATTTTCTTTTTTCAGCAAATTCTTGTACGTACGGTAATAAACCACACGGTAGCTCTTTTGTTTGTGCATTAAATAATCTTACTTTTCCGTCCCATACTCTATTTCTATAGAGTGGCATAAACTTATATCCAGGAACGAAAAAAGAAAAGAAGTCACTAAGCTCAGCTGCTATACCAAAATCACAACCGACCATCATAGAACTATGAGACTTCTTTTGTATTACAATCTTATCCACCAGCTTCAAAATTCTTCCATTTTATTATATTACCAATCGTTTGATGCCGCCATCTTAATGTCTCAACCATTTCTTGCAATGTTTCAACTAATGTTTTATAGTAAGTAACTTTTTCTTCACTTTTTTGTATGTCTTTATCAGTGTCATACCAATGGTGCATATCTGACTTCATTATCTTTAATCCTTTAAAAGGATCATAGTCCCAGCCATGCTCATCTATTTCTTCTTTTGACATTTTATTATTATAATAAAGCCACTTATCTTTAAGCAATGTCTTTTGATTTAATTGTGATTTCTTTGATTGCAGTTTAGCTAGTGATAATATTTTAAGATATTTAGCATGCATCAGCGCCGTATCTAATGAAGCACTAGATAGATCTTTATCATTAATCTTACTATCTTTTTCCCAATCAACTAATATTTCTTCAAGGTTTAACAAAATTTTCTCTCCAATTAATATGTATATTAGAAATAATATGTTTATTTGTTTCGTGATTCTTGTTATTATTCACTTCTTTTATTATACCATATTTTCTAGCATGTGTAAACAGTTCAATTGATAATCTAATATGTAAGTAACTCATAATTTTTTTAAATATTGTAAGATCAACACTACCCTTGTATAAATCTTCTACACATAACACTGCTCTTTTTGTATTAAACTCTGCCAATTTTGTCCAAACAATATTATTTTTTTCTGTAATATTTTTTCTACTATGAAGTAATATAACACTATAAGCGTAATAATTTAAAACGTCAATTATATCCTGTAATTCCTTTTCAGTATGATCTTCAATAATAATAGTATCACATATCTTATTTGATAATATACTTCTTATTTCTATAGTTGATTTATTTGCAAATACTGGTTTTAAATTCTTAATATGATGTTCTTTACCTTTGATTAAAAAATTTAAAAGGCTTTCTGCTTGACATTTTTTATTTGTGAATATAATTAGAGGTCTGTACTTTCCTGAGAAAGTTTTAACATGTGAGGCGTTTCTATCATATTGTAGGCATCCTTCTGTTGAAGGAACATCATCGTATTTTATCATATTAAACTGTTAGTATTTCAAATGAATCGATTCTAAATGTTATTGGAAATGTTACAACGTCAGTATCAGCTACTGTGGCCTCAAAGTTTATTGCACCTAAACTCGTAGGAATAGCATTTACATACTTAAATTGTTTTATAATATTGTTTGCACTTGACATTACTGACAAATATATGTCCGTTTCAAGTAACCCTAACGCTGGAACATCAACACCTTGGTTACTTCTAGCAACTGTTAGTTGCTCAAGTGAATTGTATATTTCGGTGTAACCTTTAAAGTCTTCGTCAATGATTACATCCATGACTAGTTCATCATAGTTTAAAGTATCACCGGGTATAGCTAACGTTCCAAGTCTAGAAACAGGTGCAGGTGCTCCAGTAACTGCCAGACCTGGGTGTACAACTCTTTGACAATAAAATTCTAAGTTACCGAATCGCTGTCTTTCAATTCGGACCTTAAACTGTGAAGGTTGAAAGTAATTATAATTTGAATATTCTTCTGCCATAATTCTATTTATACAAAAAAATAGGGGCTCCGAAGAGCCCCTGAGAGTGTAGAAGTGAAAATCTTCTTATGTGAGTATGTTGTCTACTCTGAAGATTCTGTAGTATTGGTTAGTCTTTGCTGATGCAAGACCATTAGCAGGAGTAGATCCTACGAATGGGTTTGAGACCATTCCATATCTGGTTTTAAAACCAATTTTTGGTTGGAATGTGCTCTCTGACACCGCTCTGACCATTGTTAGTGGTACGTATGGGCAATAGAAGATACCAGCATCGTATGCATTTGTTCCCTTATAACCAACTGTGATATAGTCTACAGTTGCATATGGGTCAATGTATACTCTTGTTCTTCCGTTTAGAACACCAGCGAATGTGTTACCTGTGTCATCAACGTTTAGTGCAGTTGATAGAGCAGGTGCGTAGTCTAACATTCCAGTTGAGGATAGAGCACTTGCAACATCTGATGAACAGATTATGAAGTTACCACGTCCACGTCTGGTTTCTTTTGCGATTGTGTTGGCTTCACGGTCGATTTGGACCATTAGACCTTTGAACTTTTCAACTGACCATCTACCATCAGCGTCGGAAGAAAGGTTAAATACACCGTTAACAGCTGTGTTTGCTGTAGCAGCACCAGTCTTTGCTTGTCCGTTGATAGTTCTGATAACTTCTCTGTTGATTTCAGCTAGAATTTCAGCAGAAAGAATGTTTGATAATTCCTGCTCAGCGTCAAGACCATGAATCGCTTTAAGGTCTTGTGCTAGTTCTAAGCTGTATTCAGCTTTGAGCGCTCTTGACTTTGCAGTCACAGTTGCCTTTTCAATGGTGAAACCCATTTCGTTGAAAGTAGATGCAGTTGCACCAAGACCTTCAGCGTCTCCTGTTGGCATTCCGATACCTGTGTTGGCAGCAGCACCCGCAGAGTCAACAGCTGCTAAAGTTCCGAGACCTGATGGATCGGCACCTTGTGCTCCAGCTGCGTTACCTTGGAAGTTACTTGCACCAGGTACAGAAGAGTCACCAGAAAATGTAGTGTCTGCTTCGTTGAATAGAGCTTCAGTTGAACCTGTTGCTCCTGCACCAAATCTTGACTTCATCGCGAAGATAAGGCCAGTTGGTCCAGTCATTGGCTGC